TATGGGGTGCAGATTATTATTCTGAATTTCTTATAGACAAAAATCAAGGGAGTTGGGTTGTATGGGATAAGAGAGCAAACAACAATAATGATATTAAAGCAGACGAATCAAGCGACAAAATGTATGGTTCGTGCTTTGAATTATGTTGGAGCAAAAACAAACACAAGAGAGATATTGCGCGAGTAAAATGGGCGGGGGTTTTTGGAACAGAGCAAGAGTTTGATAGAAAAAGACATCATCCAACACAAAAACCTTCGTTACTTGTCGAGTGGTTTTTTAATAAATGGGGAAAAGAAAATGATTTAATAGCAGACCTATATTTAGGTTCAGGGTCAACACTAATAGCAGCAGAGAAAACAAAGCGCAAATGTTACGGGATGGAATTAGACCCGAAGTATTGCGACGTAATAGTTAAACGATGGGAGGACTACACAGGCAAGAAAGCACACCTTGAAGGAGAAGATGATTTAATGATAATAGCACAAGCGCAATAACCCAAATGGCACACAATAAAAAAGACTTTCTTGAAGCACTTGAACGATCACTCGGTGTAGTAACGACAGCATCGAAAGCGTGTAACATAGGAAGGCGAACACACTATCGTTGGCTTGAAGAAGACGAAGACTACGCTGATGCGGTTAAAGACATACAAGAAAGCGCGATAGACTTTGCAGAAAGTTCACTACACCAACAAATCAAAAACAAGATACCGAGTAGCACCATCTTCTATTTGAAGACCAAAGGCAAACACCGAGGGTATGTAGAGAAGCAACAAATAGAAGTTAACGAACCGAAGCCTTTTAAGTGGTTTGACGATGAGTAATATAATAGAACAAAAAAAGCTAACCGAATTAGAGGTGTTGCAAATTGTGAATGAATGGTACACGAATGGAATGTACGCAGATATTTTACAAAATGAAGACGGCTTAGATTTAGAAGAAATATGCTTAAATTTAATAGACCTTCTTGAAGCAACCGAGTACATACTACCACGTTAAAAAGTCTAAAGCAAAGATTCAAATTCATCAAGGGGGAACTCGTAGCGGAAAGACGATGTCCATTTGTCAGGCGTTAATTGAATTGTGCTTTAAGAACAAGGGTGCGGGTATTGTTATCACGATAGTTAGGAAGACATTCCCGGCATTGCGTTCTTCGGTGATGCGTGACTTCTTTCAGATACTTACTGATGGTGGTAACTACTACGAAGAAAACCATAACAAGTCACAAGCGACATATACGTTGTTTGGCAACCTCGTTGAATTTATATCAGCCGACCAACCACAAAAGTTGCGTGGGCGTAAAAGAACTATGCTCTATATAAACGAAGCCAACGAATTATCCCTTGAAGATTTCCGTCAGCTAATTTTAAGAACAACCAACAAGACAATTTTAGACTACAATCCATCAGATCAATACCATTGGATATACGAACACGTTCTACCACGCGAAGACGTGGACTTCTTTCAAACCACATACCTTGACAACCCATTCCTTGAACAAAGCGTTATTGACGAAATAGAACGCTTTAGAGAAACGGACGAGAACTATTGGCGTATCTATGGACTTGGTGAACGTGGTGTCAATGTATCGGCCGTATTCCCACAATGGCAAGTCGCTGATGTTATTCCCGAACGTGCAAAGCTTGTCGCGTATGGGTGTGACTGGGGGTTCACTAATGATCCAACCGCAATCGTTTCAGTTTGGCGTGAAGACTATTCTTTGTATATTAAGGAACATCTTTATTCAACAGGTCTAACCAATAGAGATATAAGTATGGAACTTGACAAGCTTGAACTAGATAGGACACCAATCATTTGTGATAGTGCTGAACCTAAGTCGATTGAAGAACTACATCGCTTAGGACATAACGTCAAAAAATCCAAGAAAGGTCCTGATAGTATTCGCTTAGGCATCGACATAATGAAACGCCACAAGTTATATATACTAAAAGATTCATTAAACGCACAAAAGGAATTTAGAAACTACCGATGGGAAACAAATAAAGACGGCGTTCAGCTTTCGAAACCTATCGACCACAATAACCACATAGTCGATGCGGTGAGGTACGTTTGTATCAATCGCATTGGAACACCTTATTCAGGCAAATACTTTATATCATAATGGAAATAATCGTACCCGATTCAATGGCGGATGTTTCAGTCAAGCAATATCGTGACCTATCAAATATCGACCTTAAACAAGACACAACGGAATGGATGTCACAATCGATTTCTATTCTTTGCAATATAGACAGCGTAATTGTTGACAAACTTACACTTAATGAATTAGATAGAATAGGCGAAGTAATTAACAAGGTAACAGACCCCGACCAAAACAATCAAGAACTTCAAAAGAAGATTGACTACAAAGGCAAGCGTTATGGCTTTCACCCTAACCTGTCAAAGCTAACGGTAGGCGAATTTGCTGACTTAGAATCTTATTGCAATGGTGGGTACTTTGAGAACTTGAATGAAATCATTGGAATATTGTATCGACCAATCGTAACCGAAGGCGGTGATTTCTACACAATAGAAGACTACGATGCTGTTGTTTTTCCTAACTATTGGGACGACTTGAAGATGGACGTTGTATTAGGAGCAACCAATTTTTTTTTGTCTACCGCCGAAACCTTAACGAACGCTTTAGTCAGCTATTCAATGGAGGATCAGGAACAAACATAATTGCGGAAAAGTGGGGGTGGTATTCTATTATTTACAATTTAGCAGGGGGCAACCCCTTAAAAATAGAAGATGCAACCTTAATTGAAATAGAATCGGCCTTTACATATTTAGCTTATGAACAAGACCTAAACCGACAAGACAAGTCACCTGACGCAGAACAATACCGATGAAATCTTATATCCAAATAACCAACCTTCTTCAAACGATAACGAACAATCATTTGATGCTTCAGCACTTTGCGGCCGGTCCTTTAGACCAAGTTGATATTGAAAAGCTAGGTCAAACCGACTACCCGTTTTTGTATTGTGAAATCCTTGGTGCAAACATCGACAATGGCGTTATGAGTTACGACCTTGAATTGTTGGTTGCCGATATGATACAACCGGATTTGACTGACAGGAATCAAGTCTATTCGGACACGCTTCAAATACTTCACGACGTATTGAATCAATTCATTCAATCACTGGCTACAACCAACACAACGGTTGCAGACGATTACAAAGTGGAACTACCAATTACTTGCACTCCATTCACGGCAAGATTCGATAACGAGTTAACCGGCTGGAGTGGATCACTAACCATTGAGGTATCGAATAAGAACGACCTTTGCATTGCACCCTTTAGTTAATGGCTAAACTACAATTCACAGTAGGTGGAGTAAGCTATCCGGCAACGCACACCAAGAAAGCATTAGAGTTCATCGGTAAGCGTTGGCGTAAGAACGCAAGGACATCGCTGAAGATGCAAGGCCGTATTAACACGGGTGCGCTTTACAATTCAATGAAGGTGTTTGTAGGTTCTAACCAACACGCGATGTATGTAAACATAACACCTGACGTAGACTATTGGGAATACGTTGATAAGGGAGTTCAAGGTGCTTCAAAGAATATCTTTCCTAAACAATCAGAATCGCCGTTCAAGTTTGGAAGCGGAAGGGGCAAGCCGGGACTTAGAGGGGCTATTGACCGATGGACTACACAAAAGAACATTCAAGGCACACGCGACGCACAAGGTCGGTTCGTCCCACGCAAGTCGATAGTGTTTGCGATAACTAGGGCGGTATGGACGAGGGGCTTGAAGCCGTCGTTATTTATAAGCGGAACGTGGAAGCGTTTTAGAATTAAAGCCCTTAACATTTTAGCCGTTGCAGTTGGTGAAGATATGGCTGAAGCAATCAAACAATCATTACAAAAAAACCCTAACCTAGACGTGAAATGAGTATGACCGTAAGACAACGCCCGGACACCGCAGATGTACACGGCGTATTTGAACAACAAATGTATGTGATATCTTCAACCGAATATTCCGGTGGTTCGTATTACAAATTTCGTTACATCGCTGAATGGTATGTTGCAGGAACTAAAGTCGCAACGGTAAAGATATTCCCTAACGCTGAAGGGTGTGGTGTCTTTAGGGTCGAACAAATAGTGCAGGACTTTATGTCGATAACTAAAGCCGACCAAAACGCTACAACAAATCAAATATACAATAAGACACTTCACCTTCTAGGTCTTAACGTCGTTGCCGATTCTTGGTCACTAAGCAATGGCGAGAACTACCGAAAGATTGAAATGCGTTTCAAGCAAGAATATTCTGCCACTGCAACAGGCGACCCCGTTGTTGACCCTGTTAATAAAATAGACGGCGAATATATAGACTACATTATGACGGCCGGTTTAAGAAGAACTATCAAAACCACACCCGCCACTTGGGACACGGGAATACCGCAATACCTATCCAACGAAAATTGGATTGATGAGTATATTCCACTTAATTCGTCATCGTTAGTTTTAAGCGATCGTGAAACCGATAGCAGCTTTGTAAGTACAACCGCAAGTAATGTGAGTGTTGTACATCAAGACGTTACTCTTTATGACGTTAGAACATTGGGCGTGTTAATGGATGGAAGTGCGCCAACAGGGTCAACGGCCGTATCGGCGTGGATAGGAACATACAATTCGAGCAACGTCCTTACAGCGTCGGGATTTATAACAGCCGCTTCGTCGGGGGGTACTGCACCCGGTTCAGTTAGTAACGATAAAGAACGTCAGCAATACGTTGGTGTTGGACCGGTTAATTTGGCACAACAAACA